TAAGAGTATACCCTGTTCCATTAATAGTGGTAAAGGTCTGCGATGATATGCTGATATATTTTTCAGCGGGTGTATTACCTATGTAGGCCATTCGTGTTCATCTCCTTATGTACTAATCGAGTCAACTGCACTTACCCATACATCGAGAGATGAAGCTGTATCACTGATAACTTTTACAGCGTCACCAGATTCTACAACGAATTTTGCTCCTCCGTCTAAAACTTGCAAAGAACCTCCGACAGGTATTGGTGCATCTTTGACTAAATAAATATCGTTAGCTCCATCATTAATATAACAACTTACATTAATAGCCGAAGTATGAACATTGGACAAAGAAATTCCCACGATTGCATCATAAGAATTAGCAGTCAAAATTGTAGTCGCTCCGGTACCTACATTGTTTGAAGTATATCTACGAAAATTCTGGGCCATTCTATTCTCCTAATTACAGGGCAATTGCCATAGCTACTGCTAGGCCTGTCCCTGCTGCGTTAATTGTTGTATCGTTATTATCAATGTATGCCACTTTACTTGCTGGCATTGTACAGAATACATCTTTTGTACCTGCACTAAAAACTACTGCTGCATCTCCATTAGAACTAGAAATAACAGAACTTCTAGTTAATGTAGTTCCTGAGACAGCTCCAATCCCTACTTCCCATTCCGCTCCATCTTGAAGATGAATTGCATAATAAGTATCATTGGTACCAATCCCAGTAGCAAAAGTTTCATAACCTGTAACTGCTCCAGCTAAAGTAAATGCGCCGGATCCAGTTGTTGTGCTTGTCTCTCTTACTCTGTCATTAATTACAAAAGCCATAATTATCCTAATCTAATAATCGCATCAGAAGCCGTTGGACTTGGCCACTGAATTGTAAAATCTCCTGAAGTTGCACTTTTAGAACCACCGAAATCTATAACTAAAACAAGTTTATTACTTGCGCTTGAATTATAAATAGCAGCTCCAACTGCTGTTAAAGTTACTGAAGTAAATGTTTCATTAGTAAAATCTACAATGGCTGTGTTAGAACCTGGAACACTTCCACTTAAAGTATCTAATGCTAAATCTTGTCCGCCAGTTACATAACCTGTTCCAGAAGAACTTACTTCATTTGTTGTAAGATAAACTGTAGAGGCTGTAGAGTAAGCTGAAATGTCTGTGTACAAAGCCACTTTAAAAGTCTGTGAACTTGTACCATATTTAAAATCGTGCGTACCGGCTAAAAGCTCTGCTTTAAAACTATCTGGTATAATGTTTGCCATCTTTTATTCCTAATCCTGTGTTGGTGGTTCTGATTTAAGAGGTGTACGAATGACTCCATCCTGGTATTCGTCCCTGCGTCTACGACCTTGCTGTTCAATCGCATACGATTGCAAGGCCTGCTGATACGATTGTTGATAGTACTGTATCATATTCTGCGGACCTTTCAAGTATCCATATGCTTCTAGCAAAGTTGCGTACAAAAGTAAATCCTGATATTTGTTGCTCAGATAGGTAGTTGTACTATCTGAAGTCGTTATACTGGTTGGCTGCTTAATATAGGCCAAAGTGATCTCATAAGCTCTGTCTGGTGTAGGGGCTACTACCCAATATTGGGCGTCCCAATTAGCATAATACTTAGGTAAACCAGAGGCTGTTGAAGGGGTATCGTAGTATTCAGTCATAAAAGAAGTGTCTTTTTTCTCTAAATAAGTATGGACATTAGGGGTCACATTATCATTAGTCAATTGAGCATATCTTATAATTCTTAGATCTGACGGAATAGTCACATATCTATTTCCAATCGTTAAGTTAGAAGTAGCATAAAATCTATTATCGTCATTATCCGCTTCTCTATATATTCTATTTTCAGCATTCTGAGTCAAAGTATTACAAACCGCATCAGTGAGAACGGTATTATCTACTTCTGTGTAATTTCTTAAATCTGTTTTTAAATTTCCGTATGTGTATGCCATTATGGTCTATCTCCTACAGGTCCCGCAAAAGAAGGAAACCCTCCTCCTTCTGTAGTTGAAGTTGCATTAGAAGTCAAAGTTATAGTGTAGCTATTACTGACAGTCGTATCTGGAACTCCTGCCGGTTGTGGTACGGTCGTATTTATATTCGTAATACTATATGAACCAAAAACTGTATCCCCATTGTTATGAGCATTAGCAACTGTTGAAGTAGGGGTTTGTCCATAAATAGGCGCTGATGTTCCTCTAGTCAAACCAGATAAAACTCCAGTCCCAGTATTATTGGCAGTATATTTAATAACTTCACTTTGAGAAAAAACTGTTTCTGTTGGTGAGCCTGCTGTGGGTTTAGTCACTATATAAATATATCCTGAACTTGGAAAAGCAGAAGAGTCAGTTAAGGTTAATGTAGAATCTGTAGCTGTTATACTTCCATTCAAAGTTGTTTCTAATTCTAATGTCGCAATAGATATTCCACTCACTACATGTTTAACTTCTCTAAAACGAATAGCATCTCCAGTTGAAAAGCCATGATTAGGTTGACTCACTGTTACCGTAGGTGAACCATTCGTCATGGAAAAAGGATTAGGTGGTAAAATAGTAGGTGTGTAATATGCTTTTCTAGCTGGTCTAACTTTAGGTAAAGCTGTCGCTTCTGATTTTAAAGGAAGCGGAGTTAATTGAGGTTGTTTGGGTTCATATTCAGAAAAATGTACAAACGCTCCATTCCATTCTGTTACCATTTCTCTCCATGGAAATTGTAAACCTGAACGATCTGATATCGCTAATGCATGTTTTCCTGTTGCGTACTGTGGCATAATTAACTAACTGATGGATAATAAGCTTTAGGAGTTACATATGTACTAGTTGCTGATCCATCTTCTTTCAACGCTCTAGCTAACTCATCTTCATATAACAATTTAAAAGCTTGTGATTTTTCCATTCTATATTTTTGTGATAAATAATAAGCGAGTCCTGCACATAAAGCTGGAACAAATCTAAAAGGTATATCGGTTGCATTAGAATAAGTTCCTGCATCTTGAATTCTTTTAACAAAGAATATCTTCAGATACTTAGCAGCATTACTTGCATCAGCTGTTGGATAAATATTTACAGTAACTCTATCTATAAATCTTTGAACCCACACATTGGAAGGAGTTCCCTTTGATAATTTATTAGCATATCCTCCATAAGTAGAACGATCTACTTTTCCTAGAGGAGTATCGGATTGACTAGTATTATCTATATTATTTCTTAAGTAAGCTTCAGTTATATCAGCTAAGCCTAATTCTATTTGTGTAACAGTATCGCCATCAGAATGAGTAGCTGCTGTTGTATTATTAGCGCCTCTTGTGACGCCCCCTAAAACTTCTGATGCAGAAATAGAAGTATAAGTAATATTTTCAGAACCGATTTGTAAAGTTCCTGTCGCTGGCATTCCAGCGCTTGAAGCTAAAGTAATTCCTGTTGTGGCTGAGGTACTAGCAATAGCACCATCAAGAGTTGTAGTGACTCCATTAGAGTCTCCATCTTGTGGAGATCTATAAAAAGAATACAAGGATTGGCCTTCAACTAATCTAATGTTAGTTCCACCAACTTCCCAATAATGAATTCCTCTATTACCCCACTCTTGAAAAAGAATGTTGAGAGATCTTCTTGCTGCACGAAGCTCGTATCCCGAAACGTTGGGAAACCCAACTCGTTCAAAAGCTTCTTCTACTATATCAGCAATAGTAAAGTCCTTCTCGAAAGTGTAGGCTTTAGAAGTTGTGTTTGCCACTTCTTACCTCCTAGCCGTAAAAGAACGTTACTTTATCTACTGTTGTTAAGGTTGCTTTACCGCTTGTTCTACACAAAAGACCAGTTCCTGGAAACTGCATATATTCAGTTCCTGTACCTGTATCAATAGTGACTAAGCTTGTTGTGTCATCCAAAATTTCGATAGTACCTGCACCAGCACTTCCTACATAAGAAAGTCCTAGTATTCTACAAGCTCCACCAAAAATTGTTCCTGTAGCTGTAAGCTGCTTACCTTTTATATCTACTGGATATGTGCTCATCTATATTCCTAATTAAGTGAGCTCCCGAAGGAGCTCACAAATTTATTATGCCCAAATACCTTGAACGTTAAGAACAGCCCATTTAGTGCCGCCCTCTAAACTTCCAATAGTAATAAAGTCTCCTACTTTAGAAGTAGCTTTAGTATTTGCAAGTGTAGCTTTGTCAGCTCCAGCATAACGAATTACTTCTGCACCATTACATGCAAAGTTAACTCCGTTAGTACCGTCTTGACCTGTATTTACGAAAGTCCATACTCTTCCTTCTGTAATTGCAGGTAGCGTAAACTTCACATCACCAGACTTAGCAGTAAAAGTAGAACCGCTATTTGCGTTTGTGACTGTGTAGTCGCTTGATTTTTCATTTAGATTGTATCCTGTTAGGCCAGCTTCATTGAACTTCCCTTGCAGAATAGGTCCTCTAAAAAGTGTTTGTGCCATGATTTAATCCTCCTAGTTTGTGTGAATACTGTCTCTAGGCCGTCGACTATACTCGTCAGTATTCTTAATAAATTGTATAGTAATCTAGATATAGCGCTTTTTTAAATAGAGCGCAAGCGATTATGTAGGGAAATACTTTCCGGGAATGTAGCGTTTTATTTAAGTGGCTACTGACACTTCAGGCCTTGAATCAGCGATCTTAACTTGAAGATCTTCTAATCGAGCTTCTTCTAATTTGATTTGAGTAATGATAGCTTTAATTTTTGCATCAATCTCAACCATATTCAGGTTATACTTACCTGACTTAAGATGCTCCTGCTCCCAACTTAACTCCAAG